GCTCATCTCAAGCCAAAGAGAGGATGGGCGAAGCAGTTGTTCAAGTTCACGAACAAGTCATCCATACGAGCCATGTCCATCGGTAAGGCCGTTCGTGGTGCTCACCCTGACATAGTGGTTCTTGACGACATTCTGTCTAGTGAGGCAGATACGCAATTGAAGTCTATCTCCACTTGGTTCTATACTGCATTACTACCTGTTCTGCACCACACGGCTCAGATGTGTGTCGTGGGAACGCCATTCTCATTCACAGACCTATACTCAGAACTCAAGGGTCTTGACGGATATTGCGTAAAGGAGTATCCTGCAATCAATGAGGCAACAGGCGAACCTCTGTGGCCCGAGCGATGGAATCTCGATGCACTCAACACGAGAAGGGGAGAGATGACATCCATAGCCTTCACTCGTGAGTATCTATGCAAACCCATAGCTAGTGAGTCAAGCCTCTTCCCCGAGGAGATGTTGGCTAATGTCAAAGATGACTCTCTCATGCTATCCTACTATCCCGATCCTGATGAGTCATTGAACTACTACATCGGTTGGGATCCTGCAATAAGCGCAGACCGTAGTGCGGACTACACTTGCATGATGGTCATAGGCATGGATGAGAACAGGCACAAGCGCATAGTCCATGTCCATCACGAGAAGAACATGAATTTCAATCAACAGATTGACAAGATTATCGAATTGAACGCTCGCTTCAATCCGGTCATCATTGAGCTTGAGACAAACAACTTCGCTATGGCATTCAATCAAGTGTTGCAGGAAATCAGCGATTTGCCAATCAAGCCCTTCAACATGAGTCGCATGAAGAAGGAGGCTTTGATTCATACCTTGCAATTGCACTTTGAGCAAAGGCATCTCCTCATACCATACAAGGATGAAGGTGCAACCAAGCGACACATGAACACTCTGTTGAATGAATTGTCCATGTTCACTATGCTTGACAATGGGCGCATGGAAAGCCTGGGGGCGCATGACGACATGGTGATTGCCCTTGCACTTTCGGTACAGGCGACTAAGGAATACCGAGAAAACATAATTATCCTAGATGGCGAGATGTGGAAGAACAGGTTGGGGTGGGCAGATGCGTGAATACCTAAGACCTGTGCCAGGAGTGGAAAGTTTGGCAGACTCTATTCAGAAGTATTCAGACAACCTTGACGCAATGAGACAGAATGTGAATAGGGAATCCGAAGAGGCAAAGGCGGCGGAAGACAAACTTGCCGAGGCCGAAAAAAAGCAATCTGAGCAACAAGCACAGGAAGATCAGGCAAAACAACAGGCAGAAGAGGCAAGAAGGCAAGCAGAAGAGGCAAGACAAGGGGCTGAAATAGAAGGCATAGATAGCAAAGAAAGCACCCCTCCCGAGGATTTTGGAGGAACAGAACT